CCTCATTATTGAGAGTAGCGACTGACTCCGTAACTTTAGATTTATATATACTATAATCCTCTAAACTTTTAGTAAAAATTGCTGCTTCAGCTAAACATGCATATAATAATAAATCCGAACATGAATCAGTAAAGTAATTAGTGGGATTTGCAATACTTAAATCTGCAGGATTTTGTACATATTCCATATAAACAGTATTATTAGAATTTGGTGTTGGTGCAAGTAAAACATTTCCATCATTATAATTAGCAAAATATTTAGGAAGTCCAGTTTTACTTGGATCTGGCCAATACTCTCTTATAAATTCATCATTTTGAATCTGCATCATAACTCTTTCACCACCATTATTATATTGTAAACTTTTAACAATAAGTGTATTTGCTGGAGTAGTCAGAAATTGTGCTCCTGCTTGAAATGTACTAAATGCCCTAAAATTTAATTGTGAAGGATCAATTACTCTAACCAATTCTTGTTGAGCATTAGTTATAAAAGTATCTAATTGCGCTGTAAAATCTGTTCCTGTATTTTGAGCCCAAGTTTGTATATCACTTTTTAATGTTGTATAATTAGTTGCCATTGTCCTCTATCTTATCTTGTTCTGCAAATTTATGCGAGACATTTCCTTTAAAAGAATACGTTCCATAGTGCGTTAATGAACTCGCTACATCTGCGTATATTTTTCCCCCTATTTTTTGCCATAAACGACAAAAAGCGTAATCTTCACTTAAATATCTATTACTTACTGGATCAATCATAGTATCAAAAAAAGCATAACAATTATCACTATCGTAGAATTTACCATTTAACATCTGATCGGATGTATACTTTAAATCAGGGTATGCTTCTATCATTTTTAATATCGCTTCTCTTTTTATCATCATAAAACCAGTAGCTGCGTCTAATACTTCTACAAATCCTCCTTGATACATCGGTATATGATGTGGATCTTTAAAATTTAGATTATAACCTAATAGTTTTTGTTCTAAGTTACTTAAATCATTTGGGGATTTTTTTACATACTTTTCTGCATTATGCCACTCTAAACCTTTTCGTGGATATATAGCTGCTACTACTTCTTCATCTACTGATAACATTCTAGTAATAGTTTCAGCTTGCCATGCAATATCAGCATCGATAAATAAAAGATGAGTAAGATTTTCTTGATTTAAAAATTGAGAAACTATGGTATTTCTAGCTCTAGTTATTAAGCTTTCATTTCCCATTGAGTTTAAATGAAGTTTATATCCCTTTTTTTCAGCTTCTTTTTGAGTTCGTAGAAAAGAATGCATATAAGCTTCATGTAATAGACCGCCATAACATGGCGTTCCTATCATTACTACTGCTTTATTATATTCATAAACTTCGTCAGCTAATTGCGACTGTGACTTGTCCGATGCTTGCATTTATTGATTCTCCTGTAGACATTGGAAATGATTTCCCTGTAGCACCAAATGTACCCGGGAAAACATTTGTTATTTGATTAGGTACTCCTGTGGGATCAGGAATATTCCCTGTAAACATATTTACTGGTGGTCGAGGATTTTTTAAAGCTGTCGCATCAGTATATACGATTGGATCAAGTTGAGGTTGTTTTTCTTCCCACTCTGACGTATGAACTAACGCCCCTGTCCATTCCCTAACCATTTGATTATAGGGAAACTGTAAACCACTTCTGTCAGATATAGCAAGTGCCCATCTGCCATTAGCATATTTTTGTGTTGGAGCTTTACCTCCTTTTTTAGTAGAAATTGACGCCATAATTCGGAACTATATTTACTGATGAATTTAAATCAGCATCTCTAGCTCTAATAAAACTTTCATCATACATTTGTTTTAAAAATATTGATCTATTGGGATCAACTCCGGGACGTTTTAAACTCATATAATAAGCTAATCCTGCTGTCATAGCTTCATAAAATCTTGACGGTACTTCAAATGTTTGTTCAGTTCCATTTACTGTAGAAGCTGTAACATCATCTATTTTTTTTAATCTCCAATAAGTAATAACATCAGTACTATTTTCGGGTGCTGGATAAACATATAAAACTGGATCAATATCTTTTTGTAAATAATATTGACTAGGTCTACCTTGTTCTGCTTTATTAGGATAAACGTTATAATCTGTAAGAGAAATTTCGTTCATTCCATAATCTGTGGAATCTCGTGTGATATAGACGTCAACTAGTCCGATAGTACTCGACCCTAGTGAGTATGTAGCATCACCTTGAACCATAGTTACAGTTTGTTTATCTAATGTCCATTGATTAAGACCTCTATTAGCCCAATCTGTAAACATTAAATTTAAACTTCTTCTAGCTGACTTTACATCATATCCTAAATATGGTGCTCCACCAAGTCTATCTAAAGCTTCAACAATACAATCATTAACTGTTAAGCTAAATGCAGTTGATCCTGAAATAGCCATTTAACCCCAAATAATTGATGCTGCATTACAGTTAGTTAAATCTGCGTAAATGCCATTTTCAAATAATATACCATCGTCAGAAATATATTCTTGATACATATCTCCCGCTGCTGCTCCCCAATATAAATGATATTTTAAAACACCAGTTGCATCAGTACCATCATATAATTTTATTTGAGCAGTTGCTGCAGAATCACATCTTCCAGTTACACCTTTTAAACGTGATCTACCGATATATGTTCCTGCTCCCGCATGGTTATTTTGAAAACGTCCATCTGCAACTAAAGTTGCTTGTTTAACGTCTGAAATCATACTTATCTCCTATTCACTGTTCTTGGAAGATTTTCACCATATAAAGTTTTCATTAAACTTCCTTGATTCTCTCCCAAATTTTTCATATTACCCGATTGTATATCATTTAAGCCGGCAAATAAAGGACTGTTTCTACTTTCCATAGGCTTTATTTTAACTGCACTTAAATCATAAGGATTTCCCCCTAATTGAACTTTAGCTCCTTTAATCATTTCATTTGATTCTTCTTCTGTAGCTTTTTGAGAAGCTGCTAATAATTTTTTAAAAGTATCTTTACGAATTTTTTTATTATTATTAGTTTCTGCTATTTTATCAAGTTCTGACATTTCATTTCCAGCTACAGATTGATCTGGAGTAGTATTGCCAAAAATAGCATTAATTAAAGTTGAAATTTTTGAAAATCTTGGTTGTTCTGCCATAATATTAAAGTGGCTCCGAAGAGCCACTTCCTTTATTCTATGCTAAGTTATTATTTTGTTGATACAAAATAGTAGCTCTAATTTCACCAGCACTTGTAGCGCCAGTGCTAGTCCATGTTATTTTTTTATCTGCAGTTCCTGTATCAGCCCATGCTAAAGCACCACCAGCTTGTGTTGTTGGATATGCTCGTCCAACGCCAGAAGCGATTGTAACATCATATGCATTGATAAAAGTAGCGTTTCCACCAACAGTATCACCAATACTAAAAGTACATGTAGCACCCGCCATTACAGTTGGTTTATCAAGTACTATATCAATGATTTGTGAATTAGCTGGTATTACAACAGTAGTTGCATTAGCAGTGGAAGCTCCACTTGAAAGTGTAGTTCCAGTTGAAAATGTTTGTGCCATTACAACTTGACCAGTGTTTTTTACATCACTACCTAATGTAGTACCAGTAGTTTCTTTAATTGTTCCGGCCTTTATAGGACCTGAAAAAGTAGTTGTTCCCATTGTCTACCTCCTTATTAGTAGTCGTTTAAGTCTTTGGGGATAAAAGGGCGAAACCATTTCGCCCCTTTATAAATTATTAATCTATGCGCCCGGAGTTCCGAAACAACCTCTCCAGTCAGTGAAACCGAATGAGTATCTTTCAGAAACTTTGTAACGCAAGTTGCCTGATTCAAAATCTCCTTCAACAGATTTTTTGATAGCACGTCTTACAAAGTGTTTTAGTCCATCAGGTACATCAGTAATCATGAAGTACGCATCAGGGTCAGTTAATCTTTGGTTAACTGCAACACCTTGAGGGATCATTCCCATATTTTTCATTGCGTTGACGTCATTGTCAGCAGTACCTGGTCTTAGGTTACTTGCAACAATTCTTTCAGCTATGAACATTAGTTCAGGTGGAACCACTAGTTTCATGCCCTGAGCTGCAATCGGAATACTTCTATCGTCTTTCATCTCAGAAATTAGAATTAACATTGCTTCAAGAGAAGTTTCTGTTAAGTCTGCATTAGTTGCTAGTTGGTTTGAACCTGTACCACCGCCACCTAGAGGGTGATCAGTAGCCATTAACGTTTTACCATCTCCACCAAGTACTGGACTTGCAGAAGTAGAGAAACCGTTATTAAGAACGTTCATACCTTTGATTTCTTTAGTATGTTGCATTGAACGAGCAAGTGCTTTCGCATATTTTGCTCCAAGTGATCCATAAAGACCATCTTCTTCTGCTTCTTCAGTAATTGCAAAAGCAAGTGCGATAGTTTCATGAACGTATCTTGCAACGATACCTTCAGCACCACTATCATAAGAGATAGCTGCGCCTTCAGCTTTAACCGGAGCTGCTCCGAATCCATACATTTGAACATCTTCTTCAAATGCTTTTTTGGATGACTCTGTGCTAAATACTTGTCTCCACTGTTCTGGGTACATATCGTATTCCATACCAAAAATAGTGTTTAGACCGAGGTTTAGCTGTTTTGTAAATAATGATCTATTTAATGCCATGCTATACCCCTATATTCCTGCATTCTGAGTACCGAATAAGTGATTGTTAATTACAACCTCTATTTTAGCATTTTCTGCTGTTTCGTTCCCAGGTATCGGTTCAACTCTTAAAATTCTTAACACTTTTGCAGTAGTGGCTAAAGTATCCATATCTGCCTCATGTCTTGAATGGAAGTAAGGAGTTGTTGATGCTGTTAATAACACGTTGCAAAGTTCTCCCACATTTGCTTGTGTAAGGGCCCCATTGCCCGCTTGTACTGAAAAAGTAATGTTTGGATCGTCATAAACATATGCTTTAGGAGTAGTTCCAGATTTAACTGTAGAACCGCCCTTCCAACGTTTAACGAACTCAACATTACCTGTTGCGTCATCAATGTACTCAACGCCATAGAAAATACCAACAGCATTTTTGTTATTGGCAAAACCATCAAGTTGGCCAGATGTATCTAAAGTAACTATGTCACCATAAGAAAAAGTATCTGCCTGCGAGTTGGCAATTTCATATTCGTTGGCACGTATAACGCCACCTGTAAGGTGTCTTAGTGGTGTAAAACCACTAGGTGCGTCTGTATTAGCCATAATATTTCCTTTTAGCTATGCTACGTTATTATTCTTTGATTCCACCCCTAGTAACACTGGTTTTATGGTCTCGGTGAATTGGATTCCCAGGGGACTCAGCTCTATGTAAGTCACTTTTAACACTTTCCATCTGCGCATCTGTTTTGTTTTGATAGTAAGCGTTTCGCTGGTTAACCATTTCTTCTGGCATTTCGCACAGTACCATACCTTCGATTCCTATAAACCCTGCATATTGACCGTGTTCAATTGTTGGTGCATGAAAACCTTTCATAGTTTCAGGTTTTCTTGGCTCCCAACCTTCACGTCGGCGTTTTGCCCAGTTAGTAGGATTATCTACCCCAAGTATTTTAGTTGCAACCCATCTCTGCTTGTAGCCAGGCCTAGCTGGAGGTGCTTCTAATAAAGAAGGTGGTTTCCACTCTTTGATTCGTGTACTTTCATCACGTGTTTCTCTCTCTATTTTTAGAGAAGTGCTTTTTTCTTTTGTCATAATCAGGCTCCTATGTTCCCGTGTTGAGATTTGCAAGTTCTTTTGCGTATCTCTTTAGTGCGGATGGATCATTAATATCAATACCGAACGTAACAGCGTTCTGTAAATCATCAGATGTCAATCTTACACTTTTAGCGGTTCCTTGATTTGATCGAGAAACACCGGCTACAGGTGATTGCACTCTTGGTTTATTTTCTACATCTTTTTCTTGGTTTTGAACAGAACTTTCTGCTGTTTTAACTAAATCAGGGTATAATTTGTTCATTCTCTTATCCATTTCTTGATAATAATCAGGATCAGCGACATCATATCCTTCTTCTGTTAAATCAGCGTCAATTCCAAATGCTGTTTGAGTTGCTGCTCTATGACCTGGTTTATTCCACCAATGGGAATTATTTTGAATCCAAGCTTTTGCCATTTCTGGAACAACAGGGTTTTGAGGTTTAACTTCAGGAGCAGGTTTTTGAACGTTTTGAATTTTACTTCTTACATCAGCCATCTCATCCATTAGTTTTACTTGTTTATCAGTATCTCCACCTTCAATAGCTTCTTTTAAATCTTTTGAAACTGTTTGATATTGATTTTCAAGACTACTCTTATCTTGTTGTTGTGCAGCACTTTCTAATTTAGCTAACCTTTCTTCAAGCAGTTTAGATTTATCTTCTTCTGCTTTTCTTTTTGAAACTTCTTTAGCAATTCGATTTTTAACACGAGCACTATAAGGTTC